GTTTGTGACTTCTGAATCCATCAAAGCACCCGCACTAGTAACATTAGCTGTATCGGTTACATCTGCATTTGCCTCGATGCCGTCTAGTTTAGTCTTGTCTCCGTCGATAAATGCTCCCTCTGCTGGTTCAGCTTGCAGTCCATTTAGGTCTGATGTTTGAACAGGCGCTAGGGTCATCAGGTTAGTAGCGGTTACTTTCTTAGTTGTGGGTGTGCCTGATACGTCATCCACGATAGCCATTATATCGGCTCCGGCTGGAATCGGCAGGTCTGTAAGTTCTGTTATCTTTTTATTAGCCATGAGTATTATGCTGGTTCAAATTGTAATATGTCTCCGTTCTCTGCTGTTAATGGTTCAGCTAGTTCTGTTGTTAACGCTCCATCTATAGTAACACCGCTGTCTGCATCAGCATCAAACCCGTACAACTCACCAAACGCAGGACGTAGGAATCTGTTAGGCAGGAGCTGTGTGTTACTGGGTGGACGTGCGTCCGATGTAAACGATAGTCCCATTAAAGAGAATCAACTGTACCAGTAGAGAACACGCTGTGCGTACCGCTGGTGTAAGCTGTGATGTTAGCTCTGATCTTTTCGTAGTGACCGTGGTCATCTCTGATCATTACATCTCCGTCAGTGGTTACGTCTTCAGAGTGGATCGTTCTCCATCCTCCTCCAATGTACGCCTGAATGGCTATGGTTGCTGTACCGCTGACTGTAGTAGAGATTACAAATGTATATCCCTTAGTACGCTCAGACCCGAACGAACTACCCGCCCCTGCTGATGTAGCATCTGAGAGTAGTGTCTTTTTATCTAGTGTGCGAAGGCTCATGTGTTATATTATTACTTTGTTTTATTGTGAAAGTTGTACGCCAGTCTGACCAACTGCTCCACCCATTCCAACACTAGGACGACGAACAGTCAATTGTTGTGTGCCTCGAAGCTTCTTAGGTTCCGCTCTCATAGCTCGTTGAGTAACAGCACGTTCCGCAGTAGGTAGCGGGGGAGGAGGCTTTGCTGGTGGTGGCGGCGTTGCGGGTACGGATGGTGAGCTAAAGCACATGACTATTGTTTGGTTACTATGTTATCTTGAAGTTGTTCGTCGTATATCTGTTGTAAATAATTAATTACACTACGTTGTCCTACTTTAAACCATACCAATCTATCGTCGTCTGTCAACAGCGGACATTTATCCGGGTACAGCTTGTCAAGCTTATCTATTAAATCTTTGCTAAGTGCTGGTAATACTATTTCTTCATTGTTCATATAAGTTCTAGTTGTTTATTTTCCTGTTTACATCCTACTCCCCACTGTTCAGCCATAGCATCTGCTATACCTTGAAATGTTTTAGAGCGTAGCTTCTGTCTCTCTGCTTTGGTCTTAGCTTTAGCAAATGCTTCAGCGTACCAAGCCGGATGTTTCTTACCGCTCTTGAATGTAACAAACTCACCCTTACCCACAATCTTGGTAGGTTTTAACTCAGGCAGGTTCTTTAACCATAGGCAGGTAGTCTTCTGTGCTTCGTTCCCAAACTGCCAAGGCTGTATGATCTGATCCGGCTTTCGTATCTCTGAAGATATAACACTCACAGGATTTTCAACTGCTATCCGTTCAATCGGTGCATCCATAAGTAACCTGACAAAATCCAAGGCGTCTCTTCTGTTAGTCCACCGCTCTTCATTCCTGCTGCCGTCTTTGTTATATAACCATCTGTTACCGCTTACCGCTAGGTAGGTGCAGGGAGGATGAGCTATCATTAAGTCCCAATTGTCGTCGAGTATATCTGTAACGGAGCCTTGGTAATGTGGACCCTCTACATCTGTCGGTAATAAGTCACAAGACATTGCGTCGTGTCCTTTTTTAATGAAAGCATCTCTAACTGCTCCACTATATTCACACGCTATAAGTACTTTCATTCTCTATATCATCCAGTTCTATTGGTAAATTACCTTTGTTTATTTGATCCTTTGTCCACAACCACGCTGACGCATTCCACAAGATAGCACCCGCATGATCCTCTGACGTGTCCCCGTCAGCCAACGCTAACAAGTGCCTGAACATACTGTCGTACAGTCGTGTTAACGGGAATCCTTTTCTCCAGTTGTTGTCTCCGTAAAGCTTTCCGCCATCTTCAAATCTTTTGGCGAGACTGCGTAAGGCGATTGGAGGAATAAGCGAGGGTCGTCCCCGTCCAATGTCCCCGTCACGTCTAGCACCTGTGGTGAAATCTTTAGTATATCCTTGGTTTGGTAGTTTCTCGGTGTCCATAGTTTTTTTATTGTGTTAGTTCTGAAGCAATAGTTATCCGCTTGCAGCAACCGTGCCATCCAAGCGTTCATCAGTGCGTCGTTCTCGGTCATGCCTACATCTTCGTAGCATTTCTTCACCACATCCCAATCGTATCCTTCTTTATCAAGTAGACGTTTGGCAGTAACAGCTCCCACTTTAGGTACACCGCTGTAGCCATCCACAGCGTCACCCGTCAGTGTTTGTATCAGGTGGTATCGGTCTGCGTCTTCCTGACTGACGTGATGCGTTTCGTCTTTGTTGAAGTCGTAGTAGATGCCCGGTACGCTTTTGAAGTCTTTGTCAATGGAGACGATAATCGTTTCCTCATCCATCTTTTTGTCCGTTGCCAGAATTGATATGACGTCATCAGCTTCTAAGTTCGGCCATAGTTGACCGTCCATTTCTTCTATTATCCACTTCTTTACTTGTTTTAATATGATAGGTAATCGACTCTTTGATCTGTTAGATTTGTAGTCGGGATTAAGAATACGACGATAGTTAGCACGATCAGTCAAAGCCATAACGATGTCGTCTGCTTGTAACTTCTCTTTGAACTGTTCGACGCGATTAACAATACGTGCTTTGGCTAGTGCCATGTCAGCGTGTACTGTCCACATCTCCTCCTTCCACTCAATTGATTCCTCGGCTATTACTGATGCTTCAAACGCTAACACGTCAGCATCAATCAATAATGTTTTATTCATAATATAGGCTCCAGTTGTCCTGCCATTTCTTGTACTTCGATGTACTGTCAGGTGCTGGGTTTAGTTTTACGGTTTTAGATTGTATTTCATTTCTTGGTATCATCCACCACGTGTCTTCAGGTACAACATATATACCAACAACATCGATGTCGTGTGACATATAGTCTTTATTCTCACAACCAACGGACGTGACACAGCTATAACAATTCCTAGCCGGAGTAGCCCGTGTGTTGGTTGCTTTGATTTGTACCTTTAAGGTTCCTGCTGGACACGTGACGATCATATCCCACGGCATTGGTGTTACAGGTAGGTGCGGTTCAAAGTTCCGTTCCAAACATTCAGTAATAAACTTTTGTTCAGCTATTGCTCCTGTTCGCTGGGATGATGAGGAAGGCATAGGTAGGTTGAGGTCAACAGTATCGTATAATTCTGCAACCTTCAAGTGCCAATCGTATTCAAGCTCTAGTGTGTTTGTGCCCACGTCTCTCCGATCTTTGCTTCCCCGTCCAACATGACATTTAGTTTTAACTCTTTACCTGCACGTCGTATTGCATCAACAGCTAACTCACAGAACACACTTGCTTTGTCAGGTTGTACCTCTGCTTGGAACTCGTCGTGTACGTTAGCAACAAAGCTGTACTCTCTACCGTGTTGCCACTTCATCTGATTAAGACGAGTGAACAGTTGAAGTAACGCTACCTTCATACACACAGCACCTGCACTCTGTAACAACATATTCAACGCAGCGTGTGGAGAACGAACAGGAAGTATACGACCATCCAACCCAGTCAGCTTGTTGCTTCGTTGTACTTTTTGTTGTACATCTGCTTGTAATCTTTTCAGTGCTGGTAGGTTACTCAGGAACTTACGCTTTAACATCTGTCCTTCTTTAGCACTACCACCCACGATCTCTCCAATCTTAGCGTCACCTGCTCCGTAAAGAAAGGCGTAGATAAATGTCTTAGCTTGGTCTCGTGTCTCTAGTCCTGCTGCTTTCTGATTCAGTGTGTGTATGTCGCCTTCGATAACCGTCTTAGCATATTCTCCTCCGTCATAGTAAGCGAGGTAGTGGGCAAGCATTCGTAGTTCCAGTCCTGCTGCGTCACACCCGACTAACTTGTACCCGTCTCCTGCTTTAAACAGATCACGACATTCCTCTCCGTACTCAGCACGACAAGCAGGTACTTGAGCTACGTTAGGATTCTGATGTGTACAACGACCAGTGACTGCACCGTTTGTGTTGACCCGTCCGTGTATCCGTCCGTTCTTTTGTAGCTTCAACCACGCTTGATTACCCTCTGCTAATTGTCCTAACCTCTTGGTAACCAACAAGTAATCACACAACACCTCAGCAAACGGGTGCTCAATGCTACGCAGCACAGCTTCGTCTACCTTGGGTGTCTTAGCGTCAGGTTCTATCGGTAGTTCGTACCCTAAAGACGACAAGCGTTCAGCTATCTGCTGACGACTACCGGGATTGAACGGTACGGTCTTCGTCTTGTTAGCTAGTTTGACTGCGTCTTTGACTAATGTCTGCTTTAAGTTACGACTCTTCAGTTGTTTCTTTAGTTCCGTCTTGGTTGCAGCTGAGATTATTTCGAGTCCGTCGTTCCATTCAATCTCTAACGACCAACCACTCGGTGTCTTCATCTCTTCCGTCTTGGATGGAAACTCTTTCTGTAGTTTATCCAGTAGATCAGCACGAACACTAGCAAGTTTCATCTCCAGTTTCTCTGCTTTATCTATGTCAAACGCGAACCCTTGCTTCTCTTGTAACCTCATCAGGTACGCAAACCAGTGCTCGATAGCTAACATCTGACTGCTAGGTTTACTACTCATCAGATAATCATACAGCAGTTGTGTTACGATTGTGTCACGTTCGCAATACTTCCTCATGTCCTCGTTGTAACTTGCAAACGCACCGTCTTCCTCTCCGTATGATAGCTTAGTTAGTTTGTCTAGCCGTAACCCCCACGCCTTTAACGAGTGACTACCTATCAAAGTCTTATCAAACTTATGCCGTAAGAAGTCGTCGTTGCGTACATCAGGTACTATACACTTAGCCATGACCATCGTGTCCAATACTTTAACAAGCGGTGGATGGAAGCTGTACAGTTTACCAAGAGCAGGTATATCGAAACCAAGGACGTTGTGTCCGACGATATGATCTGCCTTAGCTAACTCATTTAGTCCGTTTCGTATACCTGCACCGTGATACGTTATCATCTTAGGTGTGGTAGGATCGTAGATAGATAGACAGTGAACCGTGTCAAGATCGGTCAAGTTCGACCAGTCCTCTATCGCATTTGTTTCTATATCAAAGAATAGTGTTTTCATTTAGAATGGGTTGTTAGGTTTATCTTCGAAGACATTACTGTCCTCTGTGTATCGTCCTGTTTCGTGATCGTAGTGCAGTGTTAAACAGTGACCTGTCTCTCCACTAAAACGATTCTTCAGGACTCTTACTCGTGTTTCATTACTTGTTGTGTCTGCTTGTTGGTTTCGTTCCAGTCCTATCACCATGTCCGACAGCTGTGCTATAGCTTGCGATCCACGTAGATGGTGTAGACTTACTCGTCCCCCTTCTTCGTGACCACTATCGACTCGCTTCAAGTGACTGACCAACACCATACCGCACCCTGTCTCTTCAACAAGACTACGCAGCTTGGTCATTGTGTTATCAATCAATCGTCGTTCATCATCTCCTGCAATACCAGATACAACAATCGATAGGTGATCCAGGAATATCCATTTACAATCGAATCCTTTTATCAGATAACGTATCTTACCCAGCAAGTTGTCGCTGTCCATACTACCGAAGTGATCGTAGGTGTAGAACTTTCCGTTCCCTACCGTCTCTTCAAACGCAGGACGTAACGCTTCCGTATCTAGTTGTTCGTCTTCTAGGTGCAGTGGTTTATTCAGATGGATGCCCATGATACCAAGAGCTGTACGCCTGACGGATTCTTCCAGTGCTATGTATCCTACCGTCTCGCCAAGACCTAGGAGGTGGTGACAAACCTCACGACAGAACAGGGACTTCCCGATTCCACTACCCGCACATACCGTCACTAGTTCTCCTAGTCTAAGTCCGTGTGTCGTTTGGTTTAACCCATAGTATGGATACGGTACTGCTTTATGTTCGTCAGTATTACTTACCAACTCCCACAAGTCCTTACCGTTTACGATTCCGTCAGGTCTGTACTCTCTTGCTTCGTATAAACAACTGACTAACTCTTTCGACTTGCCACCTGTCAACATATCAGACGGGTCTTTTAGTGGTAGCTCTGCGATGTGTGCTTTGCCGGGTGTCAGGAGTGCTGCACATTCAGCTGCTCCCTTGCGTCCGACATCATCCATATCAAAACAGAACACCACCTTCTCGAACCGTTCCAACCAATCGATAGCTTGTGCCACGTGTTTCTTTGCAGCACTTGCTCCGTTCGGTACGCTGACCACTGGCCATCTGTTATCCATAGCTTGACTAGCGGACAACGCATCGATCTCTCCTTCGACTACAACAACACGACGACCTCCCTCTTTCCACAGGTGTTGACCGTACAAACCAATCAACTCACCACGAACACTGAAGTTCTTGTTAGCGTATCGTATCTTCTGAGCGACGGGTTTGCCGTCTCGTGTCTTATAGTTAGCTATCTGTACATCCTCACCATTCAAACGACCAACCCAGTAGCCCCACTTCCGACACGTTTCCTGTGTCAGGTTGCGTCGTGATATTGCTTTAGGTTCGCCAGTAAGAAACTCTCTCGGTGCTGGTTCGCTCATTGCTTTTCCTCGTCCTCCACTATAACTGTTGCAACTGAAACAATAGGTGCTTCCGTCATCGTTGGTGGAGAGAGCGTCACTACTCCCACACTTTGAGCATGGTTCATGCGTTTTTGTGAAAGCCATGACTTCGGTATAACTTTATCTGCATATTTAATTCCCTTCTTTTCGCACCACATCGCATACGTTGTCTTGGACTTCTTGTTGATCTTGTTACTCGCTCGTTGAAACACCATGCGTATATCTAAGTGCGGATGTTGCTTGCGTACTAACAAGTGTTTTGTCCTGTCCTCCACCGTCCACACTCCCTTGGCCTCAACAATGATGCCGTTAGGAAGTATGAAGTCGGGAGTGTATGTGCTAACCTTCTGATATTCAATAGTTAACGTCTCGTACTTGAACTCAACGCCACTACGTTTCAGTTGGTGTGCTAATTTAGATTCAAATCCGGAACGATAACGATTATTAGAAGTTCGCTGTGACTTCGGTTTCGTCCGTTTCTTCCGCATCGAATGTAGTGTCTAGGTTTTCACCGCCATTAACGTATCCTTCTTCTTCAGTAGTAAATCCGAAAGCATCAGCTGCCACACCACTTACGCCTCCGTTCTGTAACTCTATTACTTGAACAGCTTGCAACTCGAACGATACACCAAACCCTGCCATCGGTGTGTACCAAAACCTCGGACGAAATGCCATGTTTACTTTACTACCACCCCATACTTTAACATCTTCAGGTAACGGTTGACCTTTGGAATCAAACAAAGCAATCGATAGACTGTAAACACTACCGTCCTTGCGTCTGCCTCCAGCTTTTAACTTAGACTTAACAACAAAAGCACCGTCATCTTCTTTGATCGGGAACTCTTTCTGTTCAATCTTCTTACCAGCGTTCTGTTCTTGCACGGTCTTCAACTCCTCTTCGTACAACGGACGTATCGTGCTCTTCAACAGATCAGCTTGGTCTTTATCTATAACTAGATCACAACTGTACGTACCGAACTCAGGCTCAAACCGTTTGTTAGGTTCGTTCAGGTGACAGTATTTAGCTGTACCCTTTACTTTTATTACATCGTGTTTCTTTCTTGCTTGTATACTCATTGTTTATTTATCGGTGTTATGACAGCAGATACATGGCTCGATCTATTGCGGTAACATCTAGGTCACCAAGTTCAGGCAGTTCGGGCAGTTTAGCTGTCGGATGTTGATTCAATAACTCACATCTGAACTCGGCTAGTAAGTCAATTGAAAAGAAATTCTTGTATGCTTTTCGTACATCTTGGTGTACCTTTCGGGCGTTAGCTGCGTGGGATATAAAGCAATCGTGAACAAAGCCCATTGCGTACGGCATATCGTACGCTAATCGATGTACAACAGCTGCATCTATCCCGTGTATAAAGTTAGCAGTGACACTACGTCGTTGTGCTTTGGGATCGATCTCATCTGTTTCTAAATCAAAGTCTAACCACGTAGTAATACTTCCCGTGATAGTTCTTACTTTTGATCTCTTACTCTTAGTCAACCCTTGAATGATTTTAAAGCCTGATGGTGTCGTCCATTCAAACACCTTGTTACCTATTGCATTGGCACAACCGCGTAAGAATTGCTGGATACGGACAACACTCTCAAGTTGCTCTCGTGCTACCGTGTTAAATTGCTCAGTCAAATAGTTGATAGCGTCTATGTCCTCACCCACTTGAAACGGATGGTTGTCTCCTATGATAGCAAGAAACCTAGACATGACTTGATAGAACGATTGACCGTATGGTTTGTTCATGACTGCTGCCTTAGCCATAGCTCTTGTCACTCCGTACTTAAACCATTCAGATGCCACGTAACTATCCTTTGACTGCTCCTTTAACCGTTCGTACACAAGGTCAGCTATGTATTGGTACATGTCGCCCGGTGGTTGGTCAGGCACTAGGTTGCAGTGCTTCGCGTGACGTGTTTCTCGTAATAACAAATGTAAAATCTGCATACCGTTGTTGCTACAGTCCATACGTACAGGAAAGTGAGACACGTAACCGTATCCTTCTTTCGTAAACTGTTGATACTCAAGACAAAACGCAAGAAAACCAAACGGTTCACTCGCTTCCATCCACCAGTCGTTCGTCATCGGATCAGCTGCACACTCTAGTATGTCGTTCTTATGTGATCCTACCCACGCTACTCGTTCCATCAACGAACCCTTTATACCCCAAGCGTTAGCTCCGTGAACCAGTAGTCGTTCAGCGTCCTCTTCATCCATAACCTGTTGACCATCAGCGAATTGCAACAAAGCTCTAGCTAGATCAGAACCTTGTGGGTGCAGGTAAGCTGGCATATAATAAACACGACCACGATAATCGATACGAGCAGGAAAGTATACCTCATCCCACTCGCTGTACTTCTTGGCTAGGTGCATGACCTTGGCGTGTTGTAGCCTTTTGCTACGGTTGGACTCGTTCATGCGACGAATCTTGTCTTGTTTAAACTTCCATTGTCTCAGTTCTTCAGGTCGTTCGTGGCCGTTCTCAAGGTACGGTTGCATCGGTACTTCATGAAAGTCGAACACTCGTTCCAACTCCCAACACTTCTGAGCCACGTCCAGTATCTGCTTGTTGATCTGCCAAGGTACTTGTTGCACGTTGTTACAAGCGGTATAAATAG